TCCCGGTAAAAATCGGCGTCGTTCTCAACGGTGATATCGACAGTGGCCATTTTATTTTGCCTTTTTCGCCCGCTTGTGCCGGACTTCGCCGAATGTGATCGGTGATGTGAATGTATTCGGCACCGCTGCAAACAACGCGTCAATCTGCGCCAGTGTCGTCACGGTCCCAGCCTCAACCTTGGTCAAGGTGTCGTCTTCACAGACGAAGCACGACTGCCCGAACGCGGCGACCACCGATTGCAAATCCTTCACTTGCAGCGCGGTCAAGGTGATGAACGTGCCATCCGGCAGTTTCCACGAAAACGCGTTGACCTGTTTGTCGGAAGTGTAAAGCATCGCCGCGTTGAGGCCGCCCAACGAAACCGGATCGGTCGAAAACGGCAGGCCGTTGACGGTGATATCGGCGGCATACTTTCGCTGGCGCGCATCGGCGCAGTAGGCCGTCAACTGATCCTTGGTGTATGTGGTCGGCGTCGGCTGAATGAAGCCAGCGCCCATGTTCAACAACCACGCCGGGGTCGGCGCACCTTGCGTCTTCAACACTTCCGCAAGTTCGGCTTCGCTGGCGATTGACGTTGGCGGCCCGTAGGGAACGGACCACGCCGCATAATCCGGGTTGCTGGTCGGCACCCGCGTATTGCTTTTGCTTTGGTACACATCGGCAGCGCCGCCGATGATCCAGTAGTGATCTGCAATTGTCCTCATAGATACTGCCCTCCGGTCGCCGTGATGCCTGCCCCCGACCCCGGCAGATAGCTGGTGCCGCCGCCAAAGGTGTTGATGATCGAGTTGCCGCTGACGTTGAATTTCAATCCGGTCACGTTGCCAGCGCCAGTGATGCCGCTTGGCGCATAGATCGGGCGGAAATATCCCATGCCGTCCGACTGTACGAATGAAGACATGGTGACGGGGTTCAGAATGTTGACGGTGCAGTTTGCCGGATAACCATTGGCACCCTTGCCGCCTTCCGAAGTTCGGATATGACTGAATGCGTTGCCGCGAATAGTGACCGCCGCCTGCGATGGAAATAGATAGGCCGTGCCCGACACCATCATGTGCGAGCCGGGGCACGATCTGAAATCCATATTGCCCATTTGCAGGTGGCCGCCCGAAAGCGACAGACAGTCTGCGCCGTCGCCGCCTCCGGCCAGCGAGGCCGCTGGACTGAAACCGGCAATGTTGTAGTTGCCGCCAGTTATCAGCGCGAATGTGCTGCCGATGCCGGTGTTCGTCACCGGGACGCTGACCGGAGAACCTAGATTGCCGATCAGCCAGACGGTCCCGGCACCATTCGGCAGCGGCAGGTTGATCGGTGTCGTGTTGTTGTAGCTGCCGTCGGCGACGTGGATTTTGAAATCCCAGCCGCCAAGATTGTACTTGGTCATCGTCGCGAGGGCTTTTTGCATCGTCTTGAACGGCCCGGTCATCACACCGGAGATGGCCGCCGCCGTGCCGTCGCGGAGCGTGTCGCTGCCGGTGCTGTCGTTGACGTACAGGTCTCGCACCGCCGTCAGCATTGGAATGCCGCCCGGTGCGCCGCCCGCAAGCAACTGGAAACTCACGCCGTCGTAGCCAATCTCGATCAGTTGACCGGACAGCAATTCCCAGGCGGCAATCGGCGTCTGGTCGCAATGCACCAGCGCCTTCGGACCCAGCCCGCTGACGTTGATCGTGACCTGTGATGTGTTGCCAAAGTTGACCTTGATCAGGAACCGTTGGCCCAACGCATAGGCCGCAATCGGCTGCGTTGGCGTGATCACCATGCCGTTTACCGGGCCAGTATCAGCACCATAGTTGACGATGCCGCTTTGGATTGATCGGCTCAGTTGATAAAGGTCGGCATCGCTCGGCGTGAGATTGCTTCGCGAAATGTAGTTGACCAGTTCGCGTTGTGGATACTCAATCGACGCGGCTGGCGGGATCGACCCCATCGTGCCGGTCGAAGGATTGCCGTTGATGTACGCGCCGTTTGGATCGCTGATGCCGAACGGTTGATGGTATTTCATCGTGTTCTCCCTACGGCGTCCCGGCCATGTCGCCGCCAGTTTGCAAGCCGGAGTAATCGAAAATTATCTGCGTGTGTGCTGGCTTCCATCTGTTCAACAAGCACTCAAGATCGTCGGCGAGGCCGATGCGCAAGTGAGGATCAACACCGCACTCGCCGCCGCCGCACCGAAACCAAACCAACTTCGCCTGTTCAACAAACACCGTCCAATAAGATCGCGTGGTGAACGAGCCAAGCCCGTAATACGGATAGCCGGACAACTCGCCGTTGGCGACGCCCTTGTCGCCGCGTGCATTCATGATCGGAATGCCCCACTCATTGCGCATCGGCGTATCGCTGGTCACGCCAGCGCCGTACACCCGCGCATCACCGCAGCGATCCATGCCGCAAACGAAAGTTCTGTATTCCGCAATGGTGATGGTGTAGCCAATCGACGCGGCAACGTCGATGAAGAACTGCCGCGATGCGCCGCCGATCATGGTCATCCGCATGATCAACGCACGCTGCCGCTCGCCGAACGTCAGCGGCGCTTCATAACAGGGATCGGGCAATCCCCAATTGCGTTCCCAATCCGGCAACAGTTCATAGGTGATGCGCGGGTCGCTTTCCTGTTCAAGCAAATCGCTGGCGCGCTTTTCGAAATCGCCCCAGATGCGCGTGAGACCCTTCACCACCTTCATCAACACGCTGTCTTCGTCGCGTGGCCACGCCTGTCCCTGCGGCAACAACGCCTGCATGGCGACGGCGTAATCCTCGCCGTCGCGCGTCACATGACGATCAGGTTCAAGTGTCATACAGCACCGTTCCCAGCGCAGGCATGTAGCCCGGCGCAGGCATCACCACCGTGTCATAAACAAGTTCGTGCGTTTCCTCGCCGACCGATTGACTGATCGCTTCGTCAACCCACGAGCGATACCAAGTCTGGCCCGGCCGCGCCTTTTTGAACTCAAGATCACGCAGCGATTGTTCGATGCGACCGCGTACCGAAGCATCGTCCACGGTCAGCGCGCTGATCGTTATGTCATAGAACTGCAAAATCGGAGCCATGACGTAGCTGTCGTAAACAGTGACCGGCCGCATGGCGTCAATGTGATCTTTCATCGCCACGATATCCGCCGCCATCGGCAAACCGTGGTTGTCGGGATAAACGTCGTCCATCAAAAACCGAACGGTGATCGTGCCCGGACCCTGTTCTGGCGCGGCCCACGCCCGCGTGACGCCGGGCAATTGCAGCGCCCAGGTAATGTAGTCGGCTTCCGATCCACCCATCGCCGGGTTCTGAATGCGGTGCAGAATACGCTCGCGTAGTTGATCGTCGGTTTCCTCGTCAACGCCGCCCTGCATATCGCCAAACAAGATCGCGCCGTCGATCCCGGCGTTTGGCGCAACCAACGCCATCGACGTGCCGTCCGGCAAATTGCCGACGGTGCCAGCGGTCAACGCCACCGCGTTCGCCGTGCCGAAGCCATCGGAGCCGATGGTTGCTTCGCTGGTCGTCTGATAACCGACGCTGTTCGATCCGTTCAACAACGTGCCAAGCGGAGCCACCGCGCCAGTCGTGCCTTCGTACTGCACCACACCGCTCGCGTAACTCGCCGCCTTGCGTCCCTTCGAGCCGTCGCCATTGACCAGCCATATGTTGCCGTGGCGATCCAGCCATTCGGTCTCGGCTGTATCCGGCAAAAGTTGTTTGGCAAGCCAGTCCAAATAAAGCATCGTCAGATGTGCAAGACCCGCCATCGCATCCGACATGATGCGCAGCACGCTGTTCGGCACCATCGCCCGCGCGCCCAATTGGCTCAACACATAGTCCCGCGTCAGGCGGCGCGTGTCCTTTAGTGTCGGTGTGGTCCACGGCATGTCAGTCCTCCACCGTTCCAAGTTCGTTCCACAGGTCGGCGAAGCGCAATTCGATGGCCGGATCGGGGCCGCGATAGATCACGACGCCAACGTCGATCCGATCAATCGCCGGGTTCTCGGCGATCACGTCAACCCGCGTGGCAATGCGGTTCTCGACAAACGGCCGCATCGCATCGCGGGTCCAGCCGTCCACTTTGGCGATTGTCGAGCCGCCCTTTGCGCCTGTGCCGGTGATCTTGGCCCGATGCAGCAACCACAACAGACAACCGACCGGCCAGCCGTCCCACAATTCCTGCGCATCAATGTCGCCCCACCAGCCGCGCCGATCCGTTGCATCCGGGTCCGGCAGTTCTTCGTCTGGCGGTGCCAGCGCATCGGT